TAACCCATGCCAATGTGTAGCTATTCGTTGGCGTGTCTTGTAGCCCCTCTCAGGTAGCACTGTGTAGGGGCTTTTTTATACTTGATAATTGGAGGTATAGTATGATTGAAGGATTTATTGTAGTAATGTCGTTGTTGGTGGGGGTAATTTCAGCTGTCTTTTCTGGGGTTTATTTGGCACAGGAAATAATGTGCTTTTTTGAGAGGGATAGAAGTTATGTTTTATTGGGCCATAAACTTGGGGCAGTCTCCCTTGTTATTATGATTGCAATTTTAACCTATCACGCGGCTAATCCATAAAAGAAATCAGTTGAAATAACTGTAAGGAGATAAATATGGAAGAATTAAATAAAGCACTATTAGAAATGCTAACCCAAGTGCAAACTGGGGTAGCAGGGGGATTGCAAGTACTTCAAGAAGAGATACCTGATGTAGTCTACCAACTGTTATTGTGGCATGGTGTTCACAGTTTCATGATGATGTTGTTTGGTCTAGTGCTTATTATACTGGTGCCTACATTTTTTGTAGTGTTTATTAAAAAGTTTAGTAAGCCTTATAATAAAGGGGAGGGATATAAGTACACGCATGGCGAAAAATATTCTGAGCTAACTAAAGTGCATCTGGAAAAGAGGAACGGTGAAACTTGTGCGGTTAATGGCCCTAATTGGGACATACGGTTTAATTCTGATGGGGATTTTATTGTGGCCCTCGCCTGTGTTATTTCAGTCATTTCTATTTTCATTTCCTTCTTTTTAATCAATATAGAATGGCTACAGATATGGATAGCCCCTAAGGTGTGGTTGTTGGAGTATGCTGCACAATTAGTTAAATAATTTATAGGTACGTGCGGCCTTAACGCACCGAGGACTACCAGTAATAATGTAAAGGGGGATGCACACCATGACCTAATTCAATGAGGCGCAAGCGGTATAGAGCCCCGCTTTAGTACCTATCCATAGTCGTAGTGTTATTGCTGCTACTATAGATATGTATTTAAATCAACCACTTAGGATAGTATTCTTATGAGTAATGAAATGAAAAGCCTGCAAGATTGGAATGGGGAAGGTCGTTTAATTATTAAGAACCAGCGTGCCAAGGATTGGGTAGGTGGTGTTGCTGTGTTCGCTAAGTCACAGACAAGGGAGATGCCTGCCTATACCAGAGGTCCAAAGACTATCCGAGGTAAGCCCAGACAGAAGCCTTACAAAAAATCTGACCGCAACTTAACTAAAGTAATTCTCAATGGGGATTTCCACGATGACGATCTATCGTAATAGTATTTTAGCAGCAATCGCCACCAATCTAGGTAACGTGGGACAAATGCACTTCCCTGCTACCGACCCGCATGAGCAAGAGGAATTTGCTAGGCAGGTAGCTGACTTTACTGCTGCACACCACCAACCCTTATACCAATCAACGGGGCCGGAAGGTATGTTAATCCTACGCACTGCTGCGAAGGAGCAGGAGGAGTGGGAGAAGATATCACAACTGGCAATGGTGAGCATGAGTCAGGCCCAATCGTTGTCAGATCATATGGGGTATTAGGTATGCCTAAAGAAAAGATAGGAAAGTTCTGTAAAGGCCAGCTAGTTAGGTTCATGCCCCCAGGAGCTAGTAGCCTCCGTGGTAAGGTGTTTATGGTGGTGGGCCCTAATTTAGTCAACCCTGACCTTGCAATACATGTCTACAACAGGGGGGTTGGACATATAGTTTTCTGGAGTAAACACTGCTACGCAGTTCATCAAGAACTGGCACCTAAATTGCCAGTAACTATAGTAAATGCGGGAGTTATTGAACATGTCACATGAAACTGATAAAAGATTTAGGGAAGGCCAACGAGTTTATTACAAGGCCCCTGAGTATATGTCAAGCAGGCTAGATGGGTCAATTTACAGAGTGTTGGGACCTTACAAAGGGATGCCTGATAGGGCAATCAGCGTAGTACACGAGAGGCTTGGGATTTTAGCCATCTGGAATAAGTACTGCACTTTGCAAGAAGAAGAGCCATTGCCTAGCCTCCCAGTTAATACCATTTTTGATGGGGTTATCTCACATGGATAAGTTTATAGTGGGGGATTTACTGAAAAATACGCAGGACTTGTACCGTGTGGTAGGGCTGGGCTCATTTAAACAGGGCCAACATATGTTAGCGATAGCTCGTGTCCGAGAGTACCAGCCTGATGAAGTCCTTTGGGGAGAGTACCCACAAGATATATTTACTATGGTTACTGCCGCCCCTAGGGAACCCACACCCCCTCTAGTGTTAACTGTTATTTATTCAGGAGGTATCAGTCATGTCCAGGATAGCTAATATTGGGGATGAGATCAGGGTAAATCCCGACAGTATAGTCGCTAAGAATCTTGATATGTTCAATTTAATTTTGGATAAGGCCTACACAGTATCCGAAAGTAACCCCCAACTCACCAACCTTAGAATTAATAATGAAGCAATGCGGAGCACCACCTTATTTGATAGGGAGATAGTACTTGTAAGTCGAGCTGCCCATGTCCCTCCCCCACACTTACCAACACTGTCATTAAGAATGGGGAGGTTCAAGTATGACTAAAACAGAATTTGAAGGGCTAAAAATAGGTGATGCCTTGGTAGGCAGAATAAGCGGGGACCTTTATAAATTGTATGAAGTATCAATTGAGATGGGTAGGATAAGAGTTCTTCGATACCCAGATGATGGGTCAGCTGCAAGGAAAGTTTATAGCTGGCAATCCCATCTTAACTTTGGCTGCTGTGAACCCTACCCTGTGTTTGATCTTACAACAGTAGTCATAGCTGGGGAGATTAAATCATGCAAGTGAGGGTGAGAACCTCACGGAATGGTGTTAAGATATTTAAAAACGCAGACAACCCCACGATAGGTGTTAAGCAGCACCTGTGTGTAGCACATATAGAAAATGGTATGCAAGTTATTGAAATAATCAACCAAGATAATTGGGTATCTTTCACTTTAGTTAAGGAGGATTAGTATGGGAGTAGGTCATTTGGGAACACCTGAGGCAGTTGCGTGTATAGTGGGCTTTAGCACTCTTACACACAACCAAGTGAGATAGGTATGATTAGTTACTTAATAGAGCAGCACTTGCTATCAAAGACAGCTGTTATCCCACGAAGACAGCCAGCTGTACTGATACCAAGGTGGAAAAGAATTCTTATGGCAGTGGTAGTGGGCAGAGTTTTAGACCCCTGCTTTGAGTATGAAAGGAGCTTCGTAGTGCAGCGCATCTTCTCTGATGGTACTGTGATCATAGGAAGTGTGCATGATACTTACGAACAGGTGTACATTAGCCGGTTATTAATCGAGACACCCCCCCTGATACCACCCCCTAAATTTAAATACAAATCAATTAAAAATGGAGCGATTAAAAATGGTAAAGAAAACATGGGATAACGTAGACTTAGCCTTCGGCTCGGTTGTGTACTACATCAAAGGGGATTTGGTAGGAGAGCCTATCATGAGCCATATCATACAGCGAACAAACCTTGGTGTAAGTACAGACTTCCTGCAAGCAGTGGGTGGCAGGGTCTTCAGTGACTGCAAGCGGGCAGGTGTGTTCAAGGCGTACCTCAACGAAAAGAAAACTCAATTACTACAAGAGAAGATAAGCCCCACCCGCAGTATTATTGTGCCGACCCTTTACAATTCCCGTTTAGATATATAATGCGTGGCTTTGTGAGTGAGTACTTTATGATACTGGTGGGGTACATAATAATTTACCTACTGATGTTAAAATTTAAAAAGAAAGAAGCCTTTGAGGAGGAACTTATAGTGACAAAGAAAGCTAAGACGTTTGTGCAATGTGTTGGGGGTAACCACACCCTAGTGAAGGTGCCACACACAGTACTCATACCACCGGCACACTCTAGAGAGGGTGTTATGGCCCTTAAAGGTGTGGCTGATAGGAATGAGTGCACTGTATGTGTACACACTGGGGCTTGGGATAAAGTTAGTGTTGAGTCCCAAGTGGAAGTGTCAGAAGTTAGTATGGATGTGGGGGAGTACAGTGAGTTCGTTGACTCGGACAAAACACTGATACTCACAGATAGTAACATGGATATTGTGGTTCAGGAGGTGAGTAAGGATGTCTAAATTCCTATTTGTTTACGGCACATTAATGACGGGGTTCGGTGCCAACCCCATGCTACAGGCAGGGGCCGAGCTGCTTGGTACTGCCACTGTTGATGGTAAGATGTATGATATTAATGGGGGATTCCCCGGCATCATACTAGGGGGGGAAGACAAGGTCCAAGGGGAGCTGTATGAAGTTACTGATGACGCTATCCTACCTAGGTTAGACAGTTACGAAGGGCACCGTGGCAATGTGCCAAGCTCTCTGTACAGTAAGCATGTGGTGCAAACGAGTTACGGCAGTATTGAAGCCATTGTCTACCAGTTCAATCACTCAGTGGATTCACACGCTGTAGTCCCTAATGGGGATTGGAGGTCACATGTCCGTGGTTGACATCCAAAGTATTTTAGAAAAAATTGTGGTGAGAATAGACCCACTTGAAGACTACGACATAGGCTCACTCAGTTTTACTGTTGATGCCGGTGGAAGTATAGCTAGGACAGCAGGCACTGGCTGCTACGGAGGGCTAACTTCTGCCCCTGATGGGTGTCAGGCTGTTGTTTCAGTCTTACAAAAGCAAGAGCACGGATGGTCTGATAGCAGTGCCCTTGATAAAGTTAGGTACCTAGAGTACCTAACATTGACTGGCCCTTTTAATGATGCATTCTTAAGCAAGGATGTAGAACATATCAAAGACCAAGGTCTGTCGGTGTTCAATACATCTTGTGCTAGCAACATCATGATGCTTGGCATGTTCGGGGTTCGTAACCTGTGGTCTAAGCCACACCGTGTTAAAATGTTTAGCAAGATGATTGATGTGGGACTTGGCGATAACATGGCCTTCCTATTATCGGAAGGTATTTGTGGGCACAAGGGTACCTACAAGTTTGGCTCAAGCTACTCAACCCACACTGTACTTGACCTGCAAAGAATGACAGTGCGGGATTGTGATAACTTCCTTAGGGGACAGGCACAGCGTGATGTGATGCCCTTCAGGGAACAGACTGACTACCACTCTGTACATAGTTGCTACCTATCAGGAAAGTTGTACTCAAACTGTGACAGTCCCAACACCTTGCAAGAGTTAATAAATAATAACTTCAAGGTCAAGCCTGCCATCGTTTGCAAAGCCAATCCGTTTGGCGTCGCTCCCCCCGTCCTTAAGCCAACTCAAACCTACGCCAGTGATACTGACATGGTGAAGGCACTGGTGTCCTTCTCTAAAATATTAACCAAAGCAATACAGGAGCTACAGCATGAAAGTATTCATAGTGCCAGCTAGATACAACCCTGTCAGTCCCTTTGCTAATATGTTCTTAGCCAATGGGTGGGGAGTGACTGGGGATATAAACTCAGCTGACTTGATCCAGTTCATAGGCGGGGCAGATGTCACCCCTTCCTTATATAAACAACAGCGACATCATACCACCCGTAACAAGCCTGAGCGGGACCGCTACGAGAAAGAAATATATGACAGGTATAAAGGCAAGAAGCCTATGGCCGGTGTGTGTAGAGGGGCACAGTTCCTCTGGGTTATGAATGGGGGTAAGTTGTACCAAGATGTGTCAGGCCATAAACAGGGCCATGACCTTCGCGGTGGACCCTCTGAGGGTGTCATATGCCGAGCTAATTCTACCCACCACCAAGCAATGAAAGCCAGTGAGAAGTCTGGCATGTGGAGTCATGTGTTAGCGTACTCAATGGACAATGGCGCAACCGCTGGGGCAGGCTCAACACGGGGCATAGAAGTGGCAGTGATTAAGAAGACTAAATCCCTATGCTTCCAGCCACACCCAGAGCACAGTGGGTATGACCAACTCACTGCCTATTATTTCCAACTGATCTGGAATCACTTAGTTGATAAGGGGTAGTGCTTATGTTTCCACAAGGTACAAAAGTTCAGGTAAAATTTAAACCCCCTAACCTTAGGTTTTGGTCTGGCAGTGAAAATTTGGGCAACAATGTAGGAAAAATGGGAGTTGTTGAAGGTGTAAGTGCTGTCCATGGAGATGGGGTACGAGTCTTAATTGAGGGGAGAAAGTGGCCTAATACATTTGATATAGATCAGCTTTCAGTTGTTGAAACTGCCACCTTGCCGGTGCTACCTTTAATAAGTATCAGGGCAGGGGGGATATCCCATGAGTAACTCAAGTATTAAAATAGGGGACAGGTTTGTAGTGGGGGACTTCAGCATCACAAACAGCTACTGGGAAGGTTGGAAAACAATGAACCACACAGAGGGAGATGAAGTTATAGTCACCTACATGGAGGGGGAAATGATAGGTATGCAGAACGGGCACGTCTACCACAAGGACCAACTACTGCCACCTGTGGTACTCCCTATCCCAATTTTACATCAATCAGTTATTAGTAATGGAACGATAACCAATGGAGATACAAAATTATGACAGCTATATTTTTGAGAAGACGTAGGCTAGGCGCAGGGTCGTGCCACGGTATCAGACGTTTATCTGAGCACGAGATAGTGGTAGCACGTAACGATGTACGTAACCGAAGAGGGTACCAAACAGGGCATCCGTGGCTAGTGCGTTGGGGTTGTACAGACACAGTACCTGAACACTTTAATGTCATTCAACCCGCCGCTGCCATTCAACGTGTGAATGATAAGCTTAACTTCCGGCGGCAGTTAGTCACGGAGGGCACGGAGTTAGCCCCTAACACATGGTACAATGTTGATGATGCTGGAGTCACTTACCCCTGTATAGTACGTCCTAACGTACACTCACAAGGCCGTAGGTTACACTTGTGCAACAACTTACAAGAGTTACGCAGGGCATGTGCTCGCTACCCTTTGTACTATATCTCTGAACTTATTAACAAGGTAGCTGAGTACCGTGTGTTTGTAGTACAGGGTAGGGTAGCAGCGGTAGCTGAGAAGACTCCAGCTGATCGAACTGCTGTAGCATGGAACGTAGCACAAGGGGGCAGGTTCGATCATGTACGTTGGGATGATTGGCCAATGCAGGCAGTACGTAAGTCTGTCGAAGCCTTCAACTTAAGTGGACTAGACTTCGGCGGTGTGGACGTGATGACAGATCAAGATGGTAGGTCTTATATCATCGAGATCAACTCAGCGCCTAGCCTCCCCCTCAAAGAGGATGGGGACCCAACCCACCGTCAAGCATGTATGGCTAAGTGTTTCGATTACATGTTCAACAACAACAGTAAAGAAAGTATCCCATTACGGGAAGGACGTGGGGGCTATAGAAAGTTTATACATCCTGCAATTTCAGATAATGCACAACTGGTAGGGGGTTAATATGGATCAAGCGACTTTAGAATGCTGTGGAATAGCAGAGATATCTAACTTTCCCTTTGATGGGGGCATTTCTTCTGACAAGGAGTACAGGAAAATGGATTTACAATCCATCCGTAATGATTTGCACATGGAAATAGAACGGGCCAGACGACATAATAGGGCCGTCATGATTGCAAGCACCATTAATCAGCAGTCTCAGTCAGCTAAGATACTAAGCAGTATGGGATTTGTGGATGCACACGGAGTATCACATCGGCGGGACTCTAACAAGGGCAACAGTATTACACTGTGGACAAGGGGTGTACATGAGTACACTGAGGAAGAAGACCGCATCCTTGCGGAAGGAGATTGATCTATGTTTAACTTAGTTTCAAGTGATAATAGCATGAGCTGTTGTGGTGTAGCGTATATGCACGACTTTCCATATGGTGAGGCCCCAGCTATAACTAATAATATCTTTGGTCAGGCGGGACTAGCCAAAGATGTCGCCTCGGTTAAGAAAGGTATGGTTACTGCCAAAAGTAGTGGGCGGGCTGTGATGATTGCTACCACTACCCCACAACAACCTTACGCTTCTGAGATACTGACGGCAGCAGGGTTTACTATGGCCTCTGAGAGTGAGAGACCCCCCAGTGCAGGTGGTAATTCTATCCGAGTGTGGACCGCACCATTGGGGAATGTTTAGATGGTTGCGGTAGTAGCAATGCCTAACTGTTGCACGATGAGAGTTCTGACCGGCTTCGGCCAGTCAGCGCATGGCGGGCTGCATAGCCGTGACGCGGAGTACACACAACCCGAACTTGTGATAGAGATTCGAGAGAAGTGTGAAGAAGAAAGGCTTAGGGGTATGGCGGTATTGACAGCTACTACCTCTGATGATCAAGAGGTTGCCATCGCATCCCTAAGGGAGGCAGGATTTGCTCACAGCAGGTGGGCAGAGAAGACTAACCACCCTGATACCAGAGTACGTATCTGGTACAAACGACTCAACCCAGAGGGGATTTAATATGTGCGGATTAGTAGGGATAGCGGGGGACATACGTCCTCCACATAAGAAAATGTTTAGAAAGATGTTGGAGTTAGATACCATACGTGGTGAGGACTCCACAGGTGTGGTATTTAACAGTGATGTTGGTACTGTTATAGCTAAAGATACAGGGGTGCCTTGGTTAGGCTTATATTTTGATGGGGACTTCATTGAAAACATGGAGGCCAAAGGTTTAAACCTGCTGTTGGGACATAATCGTGCTGCAACCTTGGGTGTTGTGAACAAAGAGAATGCCCACCCATTTAACTACGGCACTATATACGGTGCCCATAACGGCACCCTTAGGAATGTGTCTGGGTTGAACAATCCTGACCTACCTGTGGACAGTATGGCACTGTTCGATCACATCGCCAGCGATGGCGTAGAGTCTGCACTCAGCAATGCTAGTGGGGCACTAGCCCTTACATGGTATGATGAGGGGGATAACACCCTGAACTTCATCCGTAATAGTCAACGGCCTTTGTTCTGGTGTATGTCCGCTGATGCTAGCACTATGTACTGGGCAAGTGAAACGTACTTTATCCGTCGTGCAGCTAAGGCAGCTAAGGTGGATACTACTGCTTGTGAGATGTATGAGTTCTTAGAGAACCACCATTACAAAATTGAATTGCCGCCGACCACGGGAAACATGACAAATAAAAGGTTCGGTAAATTCCGTATAAAAAAGTGTGTACCCTTCAAACACCAGACGTATCATGGTTCGCAGAACTACTCGGCTAGTAACTGGGATGATTACACAGAGTACAGAGGGTTCCGCACTCGCCCCCTGCCTCGTGCCCCTATCAGGGATATCAAAGGTAATGTCATCCCCATAAACAAGGTGTCTAAAGAGAAGTCTGATAACCCTGCCATAGCTAAAATGAATTTCCTAGCCCCCATATACTTTCAAATAGATGGGTCCGTGTTCCCCAACAAGGAGACACCATACATACAAGGGCATGTGCTGTTAGAACCTGATGTGGAAGTTAGGATAGCCCCTATTGTGAGTACTATTAGTTGGACTAAGGTATGCCGACCCGGTAAAGTCTTCAGGGGACTGGTAAGAAAGTCCAAAGGAAGTTACCTGCTGATGAAGGTCAACACAATAGAGGATGCAGGTAGGACCTTTATTGAATTGACAGGTGGCCCTAACCAAAGTCCACTCCTTATCGAGCATGATGATGGGGAAGGTACAGCAGACAGTAACATCTACACTATCCAAGGTGGGGACCTAGTGGACAAGACTACTTTTGAGCGTATTCTTAAAAACGGCTGTTGTGTATGTGGGGATCACCTTGATGTTGAGGATGAGAAAGAATTAGACTGGTACTCCGGCGAGCCTGTGTGTCCCAGATGTGATGTTAATGATGTAGTTAAGTGTTAAGTAATTTTTACAAAGGAGATTGATTATGACTGAAAAAACTAAAGGCGTACTAGGATTTAAAATGGGTGCTGACCCTGAATTATTTATGCGAGCAACTACACAAGGCAAGCCTTGGGTGTCTGCGTTTAACTTAGTTCCCGGCACTAAGAAGAAGCCCCATCCTGTCGAAGGTGGTGCAGTGCAACATGATGGCATGGCTGCTGAGTACAACATTAACCCTGCCAGCACAGCTGCGGAATTTGTTGCGGTCAACAAGCAGGTCTTGATAGAGCTGTCCAAGTTAGTGCCGGAGTATGAGTTGGTTAACAGACCTTCGGTTACATTCTCGGATAAAGTTTGGGAGGGTGTTGTAGATGAGGAGCGGGAGCTGGGTTGTGAGCCTGATCTTAATGCTTACACAATGGAGGAAAACAAGCCACCCACACCAGAGGTTAAGTACCGCACTGGCTCCGGTCATATCCATATCGGCTGGACAGAGGGTATGGACATCAATGACCCCGGACACCGTGAAGCTTGCTCCATGCTTGTCAAAGAGTTGGACATCTACATTGGTATGATCATGGCATGGTTAGATAGCAGTGAGCCTGCCAAACTACGCAAGACTTTGTATGGCAAGGCTGGTGCAATGCGTGTCAAACCTTACGGTGTAGAGTACCGCACCCCCTCCAATGCTTGGGTAGGTAATGATGTACTAACCGAGTGGATTTTTAGTAATGCTAAGCTGGCCTTTGACAACCTCATGTCCGGTAAGTCCCTGACTAAAAAGGTAAGACCATCTGAGTATATCAACTCTAATAAAGCTGATATATTCAATGTGCCCTACTTGGCCAAAACCAATAACATCCCACTTCCTAAACTTTAAGGGGGCAGTATGATTGGTTCACATTATGATGGTGATGGAGATTATGCCGAGACTAGGCTAGGTAATACTATTGTGCATCACAACAGCAGACCTGTGACTGTCGTGCGTGTAGAGGGGATAGGCAACAATGCAGTGGCAACAGTAAGGGATTTGGAGGATGAGGATATCTCCAATGTCGTACCACTGTCGGAGTTAGACTTGTGCCCCCCTCAAATAGGCTATGTCAATGCGAGGGGTGCGTCCTCTTACATATGCCGGATGCCTAAACGTAGTGACTACCGGCAGGGTACTAGGATGCAAAACCTGCACAGCCACTATGGATTAAACATCCGGGACCTTAGTAGAAGAGACCTTTATAAAACTTTTACTAAGGACTATCCAACCTTTGAGCAGTGTATAACAGCAGTTCTCACTGGGGATAACAAGGCTATGCGATCAATGGCATGGAGTAATGATTGGACAGTGGATGATCAAGGTGCACTGCGCCACAAGTTTGGTACCCATGTCGGGGAAGTTAGCAACGGAACTCCCGAGTTATTCCCTGACTACCAGTACCTTCAGACGGATTTACAGAGGAGTCTGCTATGAATATAGGGGAGTTGTGTTGTTTCTCTAAGAAGAAATTAGTATCAGGTCAAATAGGTTTCGAGATTGAGCACGAGGGTAACCACCTACCCGAAGGGCTGGACAACTGGCACGTGACAATGGACGGCTCCCTTCGGGGGGCTGGGGCTAGAGAGTACGTGCTAAAGAAACCTAGTGGGTACGAGGAGTTCTGTGGGGCGTTGCGTGAGCTATCAGAGGCTTTCACAGCCAGCCGGTCTAGTGTTAATCAAACTGTAAGGGCGGGTGTTCACACCCATGTCAATGTACAAGACTTGAGTGTATTACAATTGTTTAACTTCATCACCATGTCGGTTATCTTTGAAAATAATCTGGCTGAGTACTGCGGAAAGAGTAGGGTAGGTAACCTGTTCTGCCTTAGGACTACCGATGCCCCGTACCTATTAGAGGTCATCAGGCAGGTGGCACAAACCGGCAACTTAAGTTTGTTCTACACCGATGCTATCCGATACTCCTTCATAAACCTCAAGTCCTTGCTTGAACATGGCAGTGTAGAATTTCGTGGGATGCGTAGCACTACCGACCATGATGTGCTGAAGTCTTGGACTAGGGCGCTACTTAAAATCAGGGAGTCTTCCCTGACTTACGCCAACCCCTCTGACATGGTCAAGGATTTCACGGAGAACCGTACAGAGTTTGTTACTAGAAACCTTGGGGAGACTTTGGACTTCCTAGCCACAGACAATATGGAAGAGCTATTAGACTTGGGCCTTAGCAATGCACAGCAGATAGCCTACCATATAGATTGGGACACTGTGGATGTAGGTAAGAATACCAACCCCTTCGCCGCTGCGATGCCGGTAGAAGATGGGTCAGGGATAGTGGGGCTGTTCCCAAGGACACGTCCCCCTAAGGTCCAGTATCTTAAGCCTACCAGAGTGTCGTTAAATGAGGCATTGACAGCCCCTTCTGAGCTGCCCCATATGGTGTTCTCGCCGGGCTCCGGCAGGTGGCAAGAGGTGCCACCCGTCAGAGGGGGATTAGGAGTTACTGAAAACCCTGGCGAAGAGGTCCTAGCTGCTCGGAGGGAACGACACCTACATGAGCTAAGGGAAATCCACCGCATGGTGGCAAGACCTAGACTGGATGATGAGTTCTAATCCAAATAGAAAAATCCTAAAAATGTAAGTATAAGTAGTATGCTAGACAAAATATAATAGCAATAATAAGTAAGGAGATTACCTTGAGTAGTCAATGCGTGGCTCGTATGAGTCACAAGACAGATAAGTGTGAGTCATCAGATGGTGTACAAGTATTCGAGAATGAGGATGGTTCATTAACAGGCTTTTGTTTCTCTTGTAGAACTTTCATACCAGACCCAATGGGGGAAGGTAAGGGAGTAAGTGATCTTAAGCCAGTCAAGATGAACAAGAAAACCTCAGAGGATTTAGAGAAGGAGATAGGGTTTGTAAGCAGGAAGCTAACAGCCTTGCCCTTGGCAGAGAGACAACTCAATGCCAGTATTCTAGATCATTACGATATTAAGATAGGGGTCAGTGAGGTAGACGGAACTACCCCCACCTATGCATACTTCCCGTACACTGAGAAAGGCACACTAGTAGGTTACAAAGTTAAGCACTTACCCACAGGAAATGTGTGGTGGATCAGCCTTAGTCGTGACGTAGACCTGTTCGGGTGGGAACAAGCCAAAGCTAGTGGAGCTAAAAGACTTATCATAACAGAGGGAGAGTTCGATGCACCAGCCCTCAGACGTATCATGCAGGTGCATACCAAAGCTGCGTACAAAGATTATATCCCAGCAATTGTAAGCATACCTAACGGAGCAGGCACAGCTGCAAGGGACTTGCGTAGACTTCTACCTGAGATCAGGAAGTTCTTCAAAGATATCAGCATATGTTTCGATAATGATGCAGCTGGTAAGAAGGCCACCGAGGAAGTCTGTAAGTTTATCCCTGAGGCGAAGGTCATAAACCTTCCTGCTAAAGATGCAAACGATTGTCTCATTCAAGGCAAGGGACAAGCTGCTCAAAAGGCGGTAGCATTTCACTCAGATAAACCAAAGAACAGTAGGATTATTTGGGGCCGAGAGATACATGAACAAGGTAAGCAGCAAGCGGAATGGGGGCTGTCATGGCCTTGGGCATCACTAACGGAACGAACCAGAGGGATTAGATTCGGTGAAACAATCTACATTGCAGCTGGGGAGAAGATGGGTAAGTCAGAGATAGTTAATGCATTAGGTGCTCACTTAATCAAAGAGCATAAGCTAAAGATTCTATTAGCCAAACCTGAAGAAGCTAACGTAAAGACTTACAAACTACTGGTGTCCAAGGTTACAGGTAAGATTTACCATGACCCTAAGATTAAGTTTGATGAACCATCCTATGACAAGGGTGGCTTAGAAGTACAAGACAATGTGTGTATGCTCAATCTGTACCAACATATAGATTGGGAGACACTCAAGTCTGATATCTATTCAGCAGCAGGTGAGGGAGTCAAGGCAGTATTCATTGACCCTATCACCAACCTGACTAATGGCATGACCAGCAGTCAGATCAATGAGCATCTACAAATGGTGGCTCAGGATTTAGCGGCAGTAGCTAAGGATTTAGATATAGTTATCTTTATCTTCTGTCACCTAAACAAACCAACTAAAGGTACTACGCCTTGGGATAGGGGTGGCATCATAACCACTGACTACCTAGCTGGCTCTAGTGCTATGGCCAGATCATGTAACTATGTGCTTGGATTGCAAGGGAATAAAGACCCCAAGTTGCCCACACATGAACAACACATACGTGACTTAGTTATCCTAGCTGACCGAGAGTTCGGTGAGACAGGTACCACTAGGTTGTATTGGGATGGCAAGACTGGTTTGTTCAATGAAATAAAGGAGTAATCCAATGGCCAGATGTAGTAAATGTAACACCGCAGGCAGACACTACTGCCCAGTGGTGCGTGAGTATGTAACACCACAACCTAATGGGGATGTATTAACCTCAGCAGTAATAGGTGCGGTGACAGGTAGTACCCTACTAGGTGGTATCCTAGGTGGCAGTTTTACTGGTGCATTACTAGGTGATGCTTTAGATGGTGATATCTTTGATGATGATTGGGGGTTTTAATATGGATAGTATAACAGGTACACTCACCGACTGGTGGGTACAAGAGACAGGACCTACCTACATAGTGTGGGGTAGGATACATGGGGATGTTAATGACAGGTTTGATGATGGTACAGTTATACATACCTCAAGTATCAATCCACATGACTACCCTATTGATCTCCTGACCGAGGGTGATGAGGTTGTAACCCTCAACAGTGTATACCTCCTAGCTGCTAAGATGAAGATCAATGAGTAAGGTATACTTTATTTCCGACCTGCACCTCGGTCATGCTGGTGCCCTTAAGTGGGCATCACAGTACAGGGAGGGCAGTGACATAGAAGAGCATGATCAAATCTTGATTGATAAGATCAACTCTGTTGTTACCAAACGGGACACCTTATATATACTTGGGGATGTCTCATGGAGGGACAACAAACTTTTCATGTTGGCACAACTACCATGCAGGCTGATCCTTATCAGGGGTAACCATGATGATCGTCCCACCAAAGAGTATCTTTCCTATTTCGAGGAGGTGTACGGACTGCTGTCATACAAGGGGTTCTGGCTATCTCACTGCCCTATTCACCCCCATGAGCTGAGGGGCAGAAAGAATATCCACGGACACACCCATCAAAATGGTGTGATCACAGGGGCTGTATGTTCTGCAACTATGGCTGATAGAGGGGACAGCCCTGCTAAAATAGCAGAACTATGGGATAGAAACTATATCTCAGCCTGTGTAGAATCTTACAATGGCTACCCAATACCTTTCCAAGATATTATTGATGAGAGTTATTGGGACAAAAGGATAACTTAACTATGGCAAAGTCAGGGTTCGATAACTACAAGCAAGATTTAAAAGATATGAGTAAAGGAGAAAGGCTATGTGCAATCCACTCAACCCTGAGGAATATCCCCCGTGAGTTCTTAGAAGAATACATGGAGATTCCTTGGAGAAGTATGGATAGAGTGTTCGATAATAGGGAGAAGTAAATGACTAAGAATTTTGAGTACTACTACAACAAAGAAAAGAAATCTGTGATGCGTAAGCTACGTAGGTTCTCGCCAGAAGATGCAGAGGACATTAGTCAGGAGGTGTTCACAAGAGCCTTCCAGTACTTCGATAGATACAATAGCAGCAAGGGCCCCTTCGGTGCGTGGCTCAGTGGTATTGTATCTAACTGTGTACGTACCCATGATAAGCAACGGATACTAATGGGGCAGGTCATCAGTCGAAGTCTGTCAGATATCCCTGAGCATCTTGAACCTCACTATGATGATGATACTGTTGAAGCACAACAACACATAGACGAGGTCGTCTCATCTATCAAGGCTAAGCCACAACCCCACAGAGATATACTGTACCTTGCCCATGTCATGGGGCACAGCACTGGTCAGATATCTAAGAAGCTTGGGGTCAATTACCATACGGTTAAACAAAGTCGTATGCACTTTAAAAAGGAGATCAGTAAAAATGCCACGTAGATTCGGAGTAGCAAGAGCAGCAGGAGTGGGTAGGGCAAGGATAGGGGCAAACATTGGGGGCCCTCTTAGGCCAGCAGCAGCGCCTATACCACAGCCAATTGACCCTTGGCGGACGAGGGCACAAATTGCGAGAGCTGAGGGCGAAATCAATATGGAGGACTTCGCCTCCACAATGTTTTGGATAGATAATCTACAATCAAACCAACCTATGTACAAACAAAAAGTCAAGCCTCCACAACTAAAGGAATTCTCCATCAGCAATGGAGAGGTTGAAGGGGGGATACTTGTATTCAAGTCGGCCCAGTATAAGAGGGGTGTCAAGGTGCAGTTCGTCAACACTAGAGGTATACTGCAAAGAGGTACAGTTCAAGGAAGGAATCAGTTGGGTGAAATCCTAGTGACTCCGCACGGGGCAAGAAGCAGTAGAGCATTTGATGCGGGAGATTTACTACGAGTAAAGTAAGAGGAGCACATGTCAGAAGAAAGTAAAATTTGTACCAAGTGTAAGGTTAACAAGCCAACAACACACTACTACATTAAAAGTAAAAAGACTGGCACACTCAGGTCCAGATGTAAGTTGTGCTATAGTAATGATAGTGCAGCTAGGTATCGGACACCGGAGGCCACTGAAGCAAGGAAAAAAGTTTGGAAAAAGTACCAAAGATTTAAGTTATACGGAATAACACCAAAGATATATGAGTCGATGGTGGACTCTCAAGGTGGTAGGTGTCTGATATGTGATGTCCAAAGTGATAAACTTTGTATAGACCACTGTCATGACACAGGAAAAGTAAGGGGCTTGTTGTGCAGCAGTTGCAATGCAGGCCTTGGGTTCTTTAGAGATAGTGTGGATAAGTTGGAGAAAGCTATTGACTACCTACGTATTTGATATTGAGTGTGACGGGCTAGTACCCACTAAGATACATTGTTTATCTTACTCTGGTGGAGGAAAAACTGGCACACTAACCTCATATGAAAAGATGAGAGAGTTCTTTGCTAATGCTGATGGCTTAGTCGGCCACAACATTTGTCGTTTTGATATACCTGTTTGTGAAAGATTACTAGGTATTAAAATAAAATGTAAAAAAGTAATAGATACTTTACCATTATCGTGGTATATATACAGTACCTATGAAGTTCACGGCCTCGCAAAGTGGGGGGAAAGGTTAGGTGTTGCCAAGCCAGTGATAGAGGATTGGGAAAACTTAACGGTTGAAGAGTACACCCACCGATGTGAGGAAGATGTAGAGATTAATAGAAGATTGTGGGACCAGATGCAAGGGTACCTACAGAAGCTCTATAAGACACAAGAAGAAACGGATAGACTGACAGAATACTTAACATTTAAAATGCGGCAGGCGGCCTTACAGGAAGCGAGCCGATGGCGTTTGGATGTAGACAGGTGTATGGCAGGTCTTGACACACTGAGGAAGGATAAGGCCGCACGTATAGAGCAACTCGGAGGAGTCATGCCTAACGTACCGACCACTTCCCTTAGAAGTAAGCCAAAGAAAATGTACCTACAGACAGGTGAACTGACCAAGCTAGGTGTAAAATGGAATGACTTACTAGAAGAGCACAGGTTACACCCCTCACATGAAGACCCAGTGGAGGTTATCACTGGTCATAAAGAGGGTAACCCTAACTCTGTACCACAGATTAAAGCTTGGCTTACCTCGCTGGGCTGGATTCCAAATGAGTTTAAATATGTACGGAACAAGGAGACTGGTGACATACGGAAGATCGAACAGGTTAACCGAAGGCCACCACAGGAACCCGGAGTATCAGATAGTGTAAGAGTTTTGTTTGAGAAAGAACCAGAACTTGAAGCACTTGATGGACTATCAATCCTCACACACCGGATAGGTATCCTTAACGGATTCATGAGGGATGTGGATGATGATGGTTATATACAGGCTCAAGTGAGTGGACTGACTAATACCCTTAGATTTAAACATAAGGTGGCAGTTAACTTACCCGGTGTTGGTAAACCCTACGGTGAACTCATACGTGGATGTTTAATCGCACCCTATGGAAAACTATTATGTGGTTCAGATATGTCCTCACTAGAAGATAGGACCAAGCAGCACTACATGTGGGAGCATGACCCTGAGTATGTGAAGGATATGCAGTCCTCAGACTTTGACCCCCATCTTGATATCGGGGTGTCAGCTAAAATCATGACCTCCGAACAAGCTGCACAGTACAAGGTAGATAAATCTTTCAACAACCTTAGACATGGTGCCAAGCAAGCTAACTATAGTTGCACATACGGTGCCAGTCCACAACGATTAGTATTCGACAGCGGGCTAGACATGGCAACAGCCACTAAGTTACACACTGCGTACCATGCACGTAACTGGGCACTGGAAGCTATCGCTAAGCAAGTTAAAGTTAAGACTATCGGAGAGCAGAAGTGGTTACACAATCCAGTTAGTGGATTCTGGTACTCACTACGTCATAACAAAGACAAGTTCTCTACGTTAAACCAAGGCACGGGTGTCTACTGTTTCGACAGGTGGATATGGCATGTGCTTAGTATACGACCGGAACTCACTGGGCAATTCCATGATGAGATTATACTAACTATTGATGAAGGCACAGAAGACAAGTGCACCAAGCTACTAACTTGGGCTATAGCTCAAACTAATAAAGAGTTAAAACTTAATGTAGATTTGGATGTGTCTATTGACTTCGGCAAGAACTATGCGGGGATTCACTAAGGAGGTAAGAAGTAAAGATGGATGATCTATGTATAGGTCAAGACGATGGGGGGTATGAACAACAGTTAGAAGACCAACTCGTCTATGCAAGAGAAGAGATACAACAACTAAAACAAGAAGTCGAAAGACTCAAAGACCTATTGATGGTCTAAAGGAAAATAATAATATGCCATTAAAAGCAAGCAACACATCTACAAACAGCGGCTTCCGTCAAGCACCATTGGAAGCTGGCCCGTACCCTGCACGAATTGTCAAGATCATTGACCTAGGGTTACAGCCACAAAGTTACCTAGGGGAGTCGAAAGACCCTGCCTATAAGATCAGCGTGACCTACGAACTACTAGACGAGTTCATGCTAGACGAGGATGGTACAGCGTTAGAGGATAAGCCACGTTGGATATCAGAAGAGATGCCACTGTTTAGCCTAGCAGCAGAACGTGCTAAGTCTACTCAGCGGTACCTAGCTCTGGACCCACAGCGGGTACATGATGGGGATTGGACACAGCTACTAGGTAGCCCGTGTACTGTAACCATTGTCAATAACCCCGGACGTGGTAAGAATGAAGGCCGAGTGTTTAATAATGTAGGTAATATCTCACCGATGCGAGCTAGGGATTCAGAAAAAGCCCCAGCTCTAGTCAATGCATCTGTCTACTTCGACACTGATGAACCTAATATGGAAGTGTTTAATGCACAACCTGACTTCATCAAAGAGAAGATCACAAGCAACCTAGAATTCCAAGGCTCAAAGCTACAGGAAATGATAACGGGTGTCCAAAGCCCAGAGGCTGCTACTGATACTGGTAACTACATGGATGAAGATGGCGCAACGCCAGAAACATTCTAAAGTTAAGGCGTTGATAGACGCTGATATGCTTAGATATGAAGTAGGGCATGGGGTTCAATTCAAGGAAGGGGATGGAGTATTCATCCATGACTTTGAGGCAGCCCTTAACCTACTTCAGCACAAGGTAGATGTTATCTTAGAGCTGAGTGGCAGTAACATGCCACCCACGTTCTACTTAACACAAGATAGAGCTACCGCCGCTAGACATAAGGAAGATTATACACCTAACTTCCGTGATGCTATTGCTGTAACAAAGCCCTACAAGGGCACAAGAGCTTCAGAGAAGCCCTTCCACTTCGACAACCTTACTGAGTATATACTTTCTGAGTATGATGTTGTGATGTGTAGAGGGATAGAGGCCGATGATCAACTCAGCATAGATCAAAACTCCACAACAGATTACGACACAGTGATATGCAGTAGGGATAAAGACCTCCGCATAACACCGGGTTGGCACTATAGTTGGGAGTGTGGCAAGTCTAGTGCAGTGGGACCACACTACGTGGAACCATTAGGTCACCTAGAGATTCTTGATAATGGTAAACTGTTTGGCACAGGGCTTAAATTCTTTTATGCTCAGATGCTAATGGGGGACACTGTTGATAACATTCAAGGCATACCTAGATGGGGCCCTAAAAAAGCTTATGCACTGTTGCATGAGTGTGAAGACGAAGGAACACTGTTTGCACAGGTCATGGATATCTATGAAGATTTCTTTACAGACAAAGATGACAATTCAGATGGAGTAAAAACTAGGGAAAATACTAGGGAGTACTTCAAAGAGCAAGCAACTTTACTTTGGATGATACAAGAAGTAGATACAAGTGGTGAAATAATTCACTACGTTTTATATGACGAGAGGTATTATGTCAAATAATAATAAGAGAAACACATTTCGAGATTACGAGACCTTTAGTAATCTGGGCACACCACGGTTACGTGCCCATAACAGGCTAGTTACTTTCTATTCTGTGTTCGGTGAGTTGAGTTTAGGTATGGCACAAGAATACATTAAACAGTTCAACACACAAGAGCGAGCAGATATCCAAGCTATGGCAGTGGACCTACGCACCGACTTCGGTGGTACACGTAGAGAACTTGCACAAGGAAACGAGTATGAAGAAGCCTAAGATTTTAATCTTTGATATCGAGACTAGTCCCAACCTCGCTGATGTGTGGGGATTGTGGAACAACAATGTAGGTCTCAACCAACTACACCGGAGTGGGCACATTATGTCCTACGCCGCCAAGTGGTATCAAGAAGAGGGAGTAGAGTACTTTGAAAACCGTAAAGGAAATGATAAGGTACTGTGCAAACGCTTGATCAAGTTACTAGATGAGGCAGATATTGTAGTTGGACACAACGGTAAGAAGTTTGATGTGCCTTGGGTACAAGGTAGAGCAGCAGCACACGGTATCATGCCCCCGTCTCCATTCAAGGTGGTAGATACACTGTTGATAGCTAGGAATAAGTTTAGATTCCCATCTAATAAGTTAGAGTATTTACTAGAAGTATTCGAGTGCAGTGGTAAGCTTAAGCACAAGAACTTTCCCGGCCACACGCTGTGGACAGAGTGCTTAGCAGGTAACCCCTTAGCTTGGGAAGAGATGAAGGAATATAATATTCAAGACACAGTTGGCCTTGAAGAATTATTCACTAAGCTCCTACCTTGGGCACCTAACTTCCCTAACTTTAATATATATAGTGAGTCCGAGACACAGGCATGTCGTGTGTGTGGGAGTGAGAATCTACAGAAGCGTGGCAAATACCATACCAATGTGTCTACCTTCCAGCGGTACCGTTGTAATGATTGTGGCTCATGGTCACGTGGACGTATTAACTTAGTGACGAAAGGAGCTAAGAAGGAGCTACTAGTCAATGCAGTTTAATGAACTTATGGGTCAACAAGACTCTAACCACCGACATGAGCTTAGCACGGCACACAACTACTTCCTCACGGGAGAAGTTAAGAATGATGATAACACTAGGTCACTTATAAGAACCCTCAAGTTCTGTAGTCCTAACGATGTTGTTAACATCTATCTTAACACTGAAGGTGGAGACATGTATACAACCATGCAGGTTATTAACTCGATGCGGGCATGTGCTGGCAGAGTTGCTACTCATGCTGATGGTTGTGTGGCTTCAGCGGGGGGATTAATCTTCTTCGCTGGGGACATCCTAAGTGTGTCAGACTTAAGTACGTTCCTAGTGCATGTAGGTTCAATGATCACAGGGGGTAAGACATCTGATGTCCATTCCTCTACAGACCATAACCGTGCACTAATACATAAAATCTTCCACTCAGTGTATGAGCCCTTCTTCTCTTCGGAGGAGATAGATAAGGTTCTATCTGGTGTGGACATACACCTTGGGTCAGAGCAAGTCATTGGCCGTATTGATAAGGTGTGCAATACAGAGAAGGAAAGCAGTAATGAAGATATTCCTAAACCGGAACCAAAACCTACAAAGCCTAAGAGAGTTCGTAAACCTAAGGCAGCTGGACAGTAGGGTGACGTTTGTTAATATAGTAGACGACATGGACATAGCCAAGCACTACGGTGTGAAGGAGGGTGATGGTCCTATCATGTTCTCAGAGACTGATAAGTTAATTACTCGTAAGTCTCATGAGATGTTGGCGTATATTAAGGGGAGATTTTTAGTTGAAGCGACAAAAAGCTAGTCACTTAAGAAAGATGTCTTATGAACTGGCCGCAGCATATCTTAAAACCTTAGTGTCTGAGGATGAAGCAGAGAACATTGACGCAGAAAGTGTCAAACTCTTTGAAGCTAATCAGGAACAGTATGTAGTAATGGGGTCAGGCATACGCTTGGCTCCTTACTCATCCAAATGGTTTTATAAGAAACTGAAGAAAGGTGATAAAGACTTCACAGTAACAGCGGAGGACATGGGGCATGGCAGCTAGAGGTTATAGAAAACCTAGTAAGGCTAGGCCCAATGAGCGGGTGGATGGGTATGACTCCCAGTTTGAGAAGGACTTGCACGAAGGAGTCCTCAAAGGTTGGGAAGAGCATGGCGTTGTGCTGCCGTATGTCATAGGCCATAACTACCACCCTGATTTTAATAAAGAGATTGATGGTGTAAAGATAATCCTTGAAGCTAAGGGTAGGTTCTGGACAGCAGCTGAGTACGCTAAGTACCTGCATGTCAGAGAAGCATTACCTGAAGGTTACAAGCTTATCTTCCTATTCTATAACCCTGATACACCCATGCCTCGTGCTAAGAAGCGTAAGAAGTGTGGGACTAAACGCACTATGGGGGAGTGGGCCACAAGCCAAGGGTTTGAATGGTACACTAAACATAACTTTCCAGAGGAATTAAGATGAGTGTATTTGATAAAGGAGAGCGGGTAACCTTAACAGGTTCACCCGAGGGGTTTAACTGGCCCATTGAAAATATAGATGAAGCATATGTAATTGATTTTGATGATGAGGGTAACCCCATAATTGAATTCAAATTCAAATTCCTAAAGCACATTGTGATTTGGGAAGACAGTATGTTGAAACATTATGCACGATAACATGGGCAGTTGGAAAAAGGGCAGGGTATTCTTTACTGACACTCCAATTAGTGAGAAGCCTACCAACCCAAAGGATGCAATAGGTTCAACCACTAAGGTCCCTATGTCTATGGTACCTGCCCCTGTCTTGATGGAGATAGGGCTTGCCATGCTAGAGGGGGGAAGTAAGTACGGCAAGTACAACTTCCGTGGTGTTGGCGTAAGGGGCAGTGTCTACTACGATGCTACCATGCGGCATATGATGGACTACTGGGAGGGAGAAGACTATGACCCTGACAGTATTGCTGGCTTACACCACATTAGTAAGGCTATCTCCTCTTTAGTTGTAATGAGGGACTCTATGATACGTGGTAACTACGTAGATGATAGGCCCCCAAGCAGTAAGAAAGGTTGGATGCAGGCCCTTAACTCTAAGGTTCCCCTGATACTAGAGGAGCATAAGGATAAGGACCCTAAGCATTGGACTATAGAGGATAATGTATGACTACTATGGAACTTGTAGCATTAAGTGCATTCTCCATTTGCATTGTATTCACAGCTATTGCTGCGAAGGATACAAGCAAAGAGAGTGGACAGTCTGTAAGGGACAGTATGATAGAGGCTTGGCAGAACATCTTTTGGGGGTTTGGCCTCAATTGGATGGCTAACCTCTTATTACTTCCCCTTATGTTAAGGGATGTGGTAGTCATAACTCCTTATGATGCATTCTTACTAGGCTGGCCTTATACAGTGATTAGTTTGTTGAGAACCTTTTGGATTCGCAGAAAGAATAATAATAAACATTTCAACAAAGAGATAAAGGATGAAGTCAAAAGCTAATATACTAAAGAACCATAAGGTATATACATTTGACTACCCACAAGCCATCAGCTTCGCCGAACAGCAGGCTGATATCTTCTGGACCGATACAGAGATTGCATTAGAGAAAGACTTGCATGATCTTAAGACGGTACTCACTGAGGCAGAGTTACACGGAGTAACCACCGTCCTCAAGTTGTTCACAGAGTATGAACTTAAAGTGGGTACTGACTATTGGTTGGGTAGGATGATGAGGTTGTTCAAGAGGCCAGAGCTACAGCGTATGTTTGCTGTGTTTGGTGCCACTGAGTTAGGGGTACATGCCCCATTCTATGCTAAGATCAACGAGCTACTAGGTTTAAACACCGACGAGTTCTACACATCTTATATAGACAACCCAACACTTAAAGGTAGGATGGAGCACATCGAAGCAACGGTAGGTATACCAGTTAAGACGGAGTATGATGCCTTGCTATCTATAGGTGCGTTCTCCATCGTTGAAGGAGCTATACTGTATAGTAACTTTGCATTCCTTAAACACTTCCAAGCTGAAGGTAAGAACAAGTTAATGAATCTGGTAGCAGGTATTAACTTCTCTGTACGTGATGAGAACTTACACTCACTAGGTGGTGCATGGGTATTCAATGAGTTACTTAAAGAGTCAGAGCTTACAAAGGCAGAACGTACACGATTGCAAAAGGACTTACAAAAGTTCTGTAATCAAATGCTAGAGCATGAGTCTCAGATCATCGACATGATATTTGAGAGGGGTACCATCCGTGGTATCACAGACATACAGCTCAATAACTTTGTGCAGAGTAGGCTTAACTTATGTCTTAACCAACTTGGGTATGAAGACATATACACCATCACTTACGATCCTATATCTAAGTGGTTTTATAAAAACATACAGTCCAGTCAACTGCATGACTTCTTCGCTAAGGTGGGGAATGCATACAGCAGGGATTGGAAAGAGAGTGAGTTTACATGGACTTAATGATGATACAACAGGCTATAGCGGAAGGGTATAATGCAGGTGCAGTAAATGCTTATGTAACTATGAGTGAGTTTGCACAGTGGGCAATGATACTCGGCCTACTACTTATGAATAGAAGACTAGAGGCTACATGCAAGAAGCTATAAGTATATATAAAGAGTTTGGTAAAGAAAGAAAGAGCCTCCAAAAAGAGGGGCGTATACCAGATTGGGTTACAACACCCGGTTGGCAAATACTCAAAGAGAAGTATGTCACAACCGAGGAACCTGATCTGGTCACCATATATCGTAGGGTAGCCAAGGCAGCAGCACGGCACATGCCGGAGTCAGCTGAATGGGAAGAAAGATTCTACGATATTATATGGAAAGGATGGCTAGCTTTAAGCACACCCGTGCTGGCTAACATGGGGACGACACGTGGTTGTCCTGTCAGTTGTTCAGGGTCCTATGTAGGAGACAGTGTATATGACTTCTATGATAACAGGCTTGAGTCGGCTATCCTTTCCCAACAGGGGTTTGGCACCTCTGGGTATTTAGGTAACATCAGGGAACGAGGTACCCCTATATCACAGGGTGCACGTGGTTACGCTGATGGCATAGTACCAGTCCTTAAGGCCCACGTACAGATGGCTAGAGATATTAGCCAAGGCAGTACGAGAAGAGGTTCATGGGCGGGGTACATACCTATAGATCACGGAGACTTCTGGGAGTCTATCACTCACCTCACTAACAACCCTGATGATTGTAATGTCGGATGGATTATCAGTGATGACTTCATTGAACGCCTTAAGAGCGGAGATGAAGACGCAGTGGCTAGGTACCAGAGGTCTCTCAAAGTCAAAATGGTTACAGGTAAAGGGTATTACTTCTTTGTTGATAAAGTAAACAGAGATAACCCTCCTATGTATGCTAAGAATAACCTCAGTGTCAAAGCCTCAAACCTTTGCACAGAGATTACCTTACATTCAGATGAGGACCATACCTATACCTGTGTGCTGTCTAGTATGAACCTAGATAAGAGAGATGAATGGGTCGATACTGATGCGGTGTTTGTAGCAACAGTATTTCTTGATTGTGTAGCAGAGGAGTTTATAGAAGTTGGGAAGAAGATCAAAGGACTTGAGAAGGCTGTTAGAGCCACGGAGAAAGGAAGGGCATTGGGACTCGGCACCTTGGGGTTCCATACTTACCTTCAGCGTCGTGGGCTTAGTTTTGATAGCCTTGATTCTCACTTAGAAAACATTCGTATTTATAAAGACATAAGAGAAAAAGCAGATGAAGCAACAAAATGGATGGCAGAAGTTCTGGGCGAACCTGAGTGGTGTAGAGGCTTTGGTGTTCGTAACACTCACCTTCTTGCTATTGCCCCTAACCTTAGCTCTGCTCTAATTTGTGGTAGTGTAAGTCAGGGAATTGAACCTGTCTATATGAATGCATTCACACAGGGCACAGCAGCAGGAGAGATCAACAGGATTAACCCAGTGTTAGTTGAGTTGATGAAGAAGAAAGGGGTATTCACCTTTGATAACATGGATGATATCATTAAGAATGATGGGTCCGTACAACATGTGGAGTGGTTAGATGG